CTTTGACAGTTCTCCACACGCATGGAGCAAAGGGAACTGTCGCCGGACATCACCGAGAAGATCCTCGATGCGGACTTCCAGAACATCATCAAGAAGGTAGCGGCGGGGAAGCCACTCACCGTAGCTGAACGATCACGCATCGAATCCCGCGCGGCCGGCAGTGCGGAAACGCTAGCCTACGCAAAGACGCTGGTGGAACTCGCGGCGGTCCTCGGAGTCACCCGACGCACGCTTTCGACCTGGCAGAAGATGGAAGGCGCTCCTCAGGCGCTGTCCAATGGCCTCTGGCCGGTTGCCGAATGGCGCGAGTTCGTCCGCCTGCGCGGGCTCAAGGGCGGGAAGACGCCGGTGGGCAATGAGGAAGCACTCAAGGCGCGCAAGCTCCTTGCGGAGGTCGAGGAGCGCGAACTCCGGATCGCGGTGAAGAAGGGGGAATACGTCCCGCTCACCAAGGTTCGCGAGGAGTGGATCGGGCTGGTGGCTCAGGCGACATCGATCCTTCGCGCCAAGTTTGAAAATGAGCTCCCGCCTGTCCTCTCAGGCTTGGACGCCACCGGGATCCAGCGCGAGTGCCGTAAGGCCATCGACGAAGTGCTGCGCTGCCTGCACGAAGGCTAAGCAGCCGTTGACGCCGGAGCGAGGGCATGAACGTCCTCAAGGAGATCTGGCGCGAGGCATGGCAACCGCCAGACCGCCGCCCCGCCTGGGCGTGGTGCGAGGACCACATCGAGGGAATTCCCTATTCCCCCAACCCGGGTAGGTTTCGGGCAGACAACTCTCCGTGGATCCGTGAGGTGATGGAGGCGCTGGTTGATCCCCGCATCCGCTTGGTTTCGATCATTGCCTCGGTCCAGTCGTCAAAGACCACCGCACCCGAGCTGACGCTCTGCTACATCATCGCCAACCTTCCGGGCCCCGCGCTGTGGCTTGACCAGACTGACGAGGACGCCCGCGACTACTCGGAGTCGCGCCTGCAGAAGCTCTTTGACCAATGCGCGCCGGTCGCGCGGCTGATGCCCACCGGCATCCACCGCCACAAGCGCAAGAACAACGCGATCCAGTTCACCAATGGGATGACGCTCTGGATCCTCGGGGCGCACAACAAGACCAACCTCCAACGCCGGTCGATCCGCTGGCTCATCGGCGATGAAACGTGGCGTTGGCCGCAAGGACACATGGCGGAAGCGGAGGCGCGGGTTACCGCCTTCGGCTGGCTCGGCAAGTGCATCTTCATGAGCCAGGGAGGCGAGGAGGACGACGACACCCACCGGAAGTTCGAGATGACCGACCAGCGCGAATGGACCTTCGCCTGCCCGGAGTGCCACCACCGCCAGCCGTTCCGCTGGGAGTGCGTCGAATGGAGCAAGTCGGCCCGCGATGACCTTGGCGAGTGGGACTTCGACGAGGTGCGGCGCACCACCTCGCTGCGCTGTGAGTCGTGCAACCACTACTTCAATGACGGCGAGCGGACCCGCCGCCAACTCAACGCCACCGGGGCGTTTGTCGCGCGCAATCCGAAGGCATCGAAAGAGAATGTCGGGTTCCACTGGAACGCCCTGTGCGCGATGAGCTGGGGGCAGCTGGCTGAACTCTACCTGCGGGCCAAGGCGGCAGCGCGCAAAGGGGACGTTTCATTGCTCCAGCAATTCTACCAGAAGCGGCTTGGCCTGCCGTGGCGCGAGTATGTTGAGGACTACAAGCTGGAGATCGTCAAATCCGGCTACAAGCGCGGTGAGAGCTGGGAGGAGGAAGGCGCCATCGACCCGAAGAATGGCCGCATTCTTGCTGCCCCATTGCCTGAGCGGTCCGGCCTCATCCCACTGCGCTTCATCACCGTGGACTGCCAGATGGATCACCTCTTCGCCGTCGTCCGGTCGTGGTCGGCGGAAGGGTCAAGTCGCCTCGTATGGAATGAGCGCATCCTCACCTTCACCGACATCGAGGTGCTTCAGGAGCGCTTCGCTGTGCATCCTAGCTTGGTCTTCCTCGATGCCGGCTATGCGACCTACGACGTCTACCGCGAGTGCGCCAAGCGCGGCTGGGTCGCTCTGATTGGCGACCGCCGACCGGTCTATCCGCACAAGGGGCGCGACGGCAAAACGATCCAACGGTTCTACTCGCCCCGTCGCAAGGTGGTCCTTTCCTACCAGCAACACTGCCACGTCCACTACTGGAGCAACCTGAACATCAAGGACACCCTGGCTCGGCTAAGGCGCAATCAAGATCCCAATCGAGGACCCACCTGGGAAGTGCCCGACGACATCGACGACGATTACCTCGCGCAGATGGAGAGCGAACACCGGATCAAGGAGAAGGGCCAGTGGATGTGGAAGCAGATCGGCTCGCGGCCAAACCACCTGTTCGATGCCGAATGCCTTCAGGTCGTGGCGGCGACCATGCTCAAGATTGTCGGGCGCGAGGCTACGGCAGCGGCTGCGCCCGTTGACACCCCAGACGAGGGGTCATGAAGACGCTGATCCCACTCCTTGCCGCCGCACTCGCCCTCTTCGCCAGCGCCTGCACCGCGCCTCCTTCCGTCCAAGGCGAGTTTGCCCTCAAGGACCACCGCATCCGGGTGCATCCGGACGGGCGGATCGAAATCTTGGTCGAACGCCAGAGCGCCAAATAAGCCATGATTACCGACGCCTTCACTGAATGGTTCGACGCCCAAGGGTTCCGCCACTTCGGCGCGAACGAGTTCACCAGCTACTTCGCAGCTAATCGGGGCGAGGTGAAGAACAGCCCGCCGCCGAAGCGGCTGTGGAAGAACCTCGTGCCGACCTTGCGAGTCATCGACGAACTGCGGAAATCGTTTGGCAAGCCATGCCAGATCCTGAGCTCCTACCGATCGCCGGACTATAATCGGGCGGTGGGTGGCGTGGCACTGAGCCAGCACCTTCAGTTTAGGGCGCTCGACATTGCTTTCGAAGGTATCAGCCCACAGCAGGTCTACGACAGGCTCGTCGAGTGGCGCCGTGCGGGGAAGTTCACCGGTGGCCTGGGGCTCTATCCGGCAGCGGGATTCGTCCACATCGACACGCGGGGAAGCAATGCCACCTGGCGCGGTCGTTGACACCCGCCGCCGTGCATGGCCCGCGGACTCTTCATCACCGGATTCACTGTCGCCGAGGTGCTTGCCATCCAGGCCCGTGCCAAGGCCCTGCTTCTCGAAGGCAAGACGATCATGAACTGGAACGACGCCGAAACGTCCGTCTCCAAGCAGTTCACGATGCCCGTCGACCAGGTGCTTGAGGAATGCGGCCACGCGCTGCGCATTCTCGATCCCGCCACCTACGGCAAGCCGCGCATGGCGGCTGCCTCGTTCATCTCCGGGCACCTCCCCAAATGAACCGCCTGCAGACCATTGCCCGCCTGTTCCTGCCCCCGGTGCTTTTACCCAAAGCCTGGGGATCGCCATTTGAGGCAGCGAACTGGTCGCCACGCCGGGGCACGGTGCCGGGAGCCTCGCCAAACGACGCCCGCAAGGAACTGACTTCCTCGGTGCGCAGCGAGCTGGTCCGCAAGTCGCGCTACCTTCACAAGAACTCCGGCTTCGTCCGCGAGCTGGTGGCCAACATGGCGATCTACTCGACCGGCGACGGGATCCGTGTCCAGGCGCAGTCGCCTGACGCGGAGTGGAACCGGATGGCCGAGGAATACTTCGCCTATTGGTCCTCCCGCTGCGAGGTCACCCAGCGATTCTCCTTTGAGGAATGCCAGGCGCTCGTTTGCCGCGGCATGGACATCGATGGCGAATACTTCATCCACAAGACCCGCGACCTTGATGGCGAGCCGCGCCTCCAGTTGATCGAAAGCCACCGGATCGGCGACGAGTTTGGCTCAAAGGAGACCTTGGACGGCATTGGGTTGAACGCTGTGGGCGCGCCGATCTTCTACCGCGTGCTCCAGGATGATGTCACGGCACGCGACCTGCCAGCCTCTGCCGTCCTGCACGTCCACGAGCCGGAATGGGCCGGCGGCGTGCGCAACCATCCGACGATCCAGCACTCGATTAACCACATTCTCGACGAAATCGAGCTGCTGGCTTTGGAGAAGCACGCGGTGAAGGACAATGCCGACGTGTCCCGCGTGCTCAAGACCGCCCGGGGCGAGATCGATGATCATGGCGACTTCGTCGTGGGGGGCGCTGCCAATGGCGGCGAGGCCAGCGACCCCGTCTCACTCCAGAGAATCGTCGGCGGCAAGCTCGTCGCCTTGAAGCCAGACGAGTCGCTCGACAGCTTCCAGTCC